TACAAAGAGACTGCTTTAGATAAACTAAAATCTCTTTCCATAACGGGTTATAGTCGCCAACTAAAAGAATATAGTGATAAGTATGATTTATGGGATCATAGGATAGGTGAACCCTTACCCAAAGGTGTACCACCTTTTCGACCCGAAGATTACCCAAAAAAGGAAGAAGTCAAAGACAATGTAATACATGTGCCAACATGGGCTAAGAATGGGAAAGATAAATGAGTATATCGCCTTGGTCATTTAGTAGAATAAAATCTTTCGAGCAATGTCCCAAACAGTTCTATCATTTAAAGATAGCAAAGGACTATGTCGAATCAGAGACTGAGGCTATGCGTTATGGTACGGAGGCTCACCTAGTGGCTGAAGAGTTTATCGGTAGCGATAAGCCGATACCTAAAAAATTTAATTACATGAAACCAGTTCTTGAGGCTCTAAAAGCTAGAGACGGAGAGAAACATTGTGAAATGAAGTTAGGACTCACACAGGATCTGGAGCCGTGTGACTTCACGTCAAAACACGTTTGGTGGCGTGGTATAGTTGATCTCGTGATTATTAATGGCGATATGGCTTGGATCATAGATTACAAGACAAGCAAGTCAGCCAAGTATGCAGACAAAGGTCAATTAGAATTAATGGCACTTGCTACTTTTAAATATTTCCCTAAAATAAAGAAGATTAATGCAGGGTTATTGTTCGTTGTATCTAATAACTTTATAAAACAAACTTATACAGACGATATGATCCCTGCATTATGGAAAAAATGGCTATCTAATTATTCACGTATGGAGATAGCACATAGCAATAATGTTTGGAACGCACATCCAAGTGGACTATGTAAAAGACACTGCGTAGTTCTCGAGTGCATACATAACGGGAGTAACTAATGGCTTACACTAAATCGCCAAGACCTTACAAAAAAGAATACAAGAAACAAAAAGAAAGAAACGAACACCCTAACCGTATGGAACGTCAGAAAGCAAGGCGTGCCTTAGATAAGAAAGGTGTTAAGCGAAAAGGTAAAGACGTTAGCCACAAGAAAATGTTAAGTAAAGGTGGTAGTAACAAAGACGGTTATTTTCTAGAGAGTCCGTCAAAAAACAGAAGTAGAAACGGAAAGACGAAGAAAAAGGCTTGATTTAAAGCCCGTACAGCCACGAAACAAAAGCCTCGTGTGTGATTGTACCCTAGAAAAACGACGAAAAACGCAGATTTTATCTGTTGCAAAAGGAGAAGACATTGGAAGTAGTTAAGCAGAAGTATACCTTTTCGGGTAAACACAAGCCATTTAAGCACCAACGCAAGACAGCATTATTTTTCACACAACACAAGAAGTCCTTTTGTTTTAACGAACAAGGTACAGGCAAGACTGCTAGTGCAATATGGGCATCAGATTTTCTTATACAACAAGGCAAAGTAAATCGTGTGTTAGTTATATGTCCATTATCTATTATGGATAGTGCTTGGCGAAATGATCTGTTTGACTTTGCTCCACACAGAACTGTTGCTGTAGCACATGGCGAAGCTAAGAAAAGAAAATCCATAATAGAACAGAACACTGATTATGTAATTATTAATTATGATGGGGTAGAGATAGTATCAGAGTCAATTAAGAATGGTGGGTTTGACTTAGTAATTGTAGATGAGGCTACACATTACAAAAATGCACAGACCCGACGTTGGAAAACATTGAATAAACTATTACATGATAACACGTGGCTGTGGATGATGACAGGCACGCCGGCGGCCCAAAGCCCAGTGGATGCTTATGGTTTAGCAAAGATGGTAAATCCAAAGGCAGTCCCAAGATTTGGTGGTACGTTTAGAGACATGGTTATGACTAAGATAACTAACTTTAAGTGGATACCAAAAGCAAATGCTACAAACACTGTATTTAAAGTATTACAACCAGCGATTCGATTTACCAAAGATGAGTGCTTAGATTTACCAAGTATGACATATGTAAAGCGAGAAGTAGAACTTACTCGACAACAAAAAAAATATTATGAGCAACTAAAAAAGAAATTGATATTGCAGATTACGGGAGAACAAGTAACTGCCGTAAATGCCGCAGTTGGTATGAACAAGTTACTACAAATATCTGCTGGTGCAGTATATACAGATGACGGTGCCACATTAGAATTTGACATCAAGCATAGATATAAAGTGTTAAAAGAAGTCATCGACGAGTCAAGTCAAAAGGTTCTTGTGTTTGTACCATTCAAACATGCAATAAATATAGTGACAGATAGATTACGAAAAGATGGTATTTCTACAGAGATAATACAGGGAAGTGTGAGTGCATCGGCACGTACAAACATATTTAAACAGTTTCAGGAAGCATCGAGCCCACGGGTTTTAGTAATACAACCAGCCTCTGCGGCACACGGTGTCACGTTAACAGCCGCTAATACAGTAGTGTGGTGGTCCCCAGTCAGTTCGTTAGAGACTTATGCTCAAGCTAACGCACGTGTACACAGGTCTGGACAAAAGCATAAATGCACGGTTGTGCAGCTACAAGGTTCTGACGCAGAAAAACACGTTTACAGACTGTTAGATAACAGAATAGACATACACACAAAAATTACTGATCTTTACAAAGAAATACTTGACTAAGTAATACATAGTCACTATATATAATGTATCAGTATCATAAGGGAGAATAATATGACTGAAGACGATAAAGTGTCGGTAGATAAATTGACTGGAACGTTTATAAAAATAAGAAACGCACGTGCTGTTTTATCTGCTAAGTTTAAAGAAAAGGATGCCATTCTTGTTGCACAACAAGATACGCTCCGACAAGCACTACTCGATTATTGCACAGAGCAAAACGTTGAGAGTGCAAGGACTTCTGAGGGATCGTTTTTTAGAACGACTAAGACAAAGTTTTGGACAAGTGATTGGGAATCCATGTACGAATTTATCATGGAGAATAAAGTTCCTGAGTTCTTTGACAAACGCCTTAATCAGACTAACATAAAACAGTTCCTCGAAGATAACCCCGATCTGATGCCCAAAGGGTTGAATCAAGATACGGAATATTCAATAGTAGTGAGGAAGAAATAATGACTGGAAAATACGTACCAATCGAAGATGTGGCGAAACACTTCTCTGTTTCCATATCAACAATCCGTGCATGGGTTCGTCAACAAGACATACCACAAGACACTTACATAAAGGTAGGTAGTACTTATAGGTTTTGTATTGATGATGTAGCGGATGCACTAACTAAAGCAGAGAAGAAAAAAGAGGAGCCCGTGCTTATGGAAGCAGGTGCTATTAACTTTGACGATGACATATAAGGGAGATTTAGAATGTCAAATAATTTAACTATGAATTATAATATTAGTAATGTGGAGGCTATGTGGCCTCGAATAAATCGTACATACAAGTACGATAGCACGGAACAAAGATCAGTTCCTTGTAATCCGACCGATGAAGGTTCTGCATACACATTGCAGTTTCGTATGTCTGAGGAGCAAGCAAAGGCATTATATAAGCAAATGAAATTAGCTTATGAGTCAAAGAAAGAAGCAAATTGGCCTGAGAAGTTTGTTATGCCTTTTAAGAAAGAAGAAGACGGTACATATACGCATAAGGCTAAATTAAAAGGTGCTTATGGTAATGAGGCTACGAGAAAACCTGCACACTATGATGCGAAAGGCGTTAAGTTACCTGATGACTTTATGTTAACTAATGGTAGCCTCGTTAACGTTGCTGTAGTTTGTGTCCCGTATAATATGCGTGATAACGGTGTATCATTAAGATTAAGAGCAGTGCAAGTTGTGGATTTAAAACCTATGAAGGAAGACAATCCATTTACTGCCGTTGACGGGTTTGAAGCCAAAGAAGCTGATGAGAATCCGTTTGAAGACGACGCACCTATAGAAGAGCCTAAAAAGGTAGCTACCAAACCTGCACCCGAACCTAAAAAAAGTGCAGATAACTTGGCGTCTTTAGTCGATAACTGGGATGACGACTAACACTAGAACCTTACCACGACTAGGATAATTTCCGAAAAAGGTGTGTACCGACACCTCTGTCGTGGTGACTCTCGGTTTTGGTGGATAGTATGGAAACAGATATATTTTTAAAAAGTGTGCTTGCAGATGGTGGTCTGTATGGTTTGTTAGCACTACGTTCTAGCGATAATGGTAGAATACAGAAGTTTTACCCTACAATAGGACATTTAATAGATGGAGCCGTTGCCTTTGATGAGAAAGGTTACGATTCTTACTTTGGCTTGGCTACATATGATAAAGACGGGTCTAGAAAAGCAGACAATGTAAAGGAACTTAAATCATTTTTTCTCGACTTGGATTGTGGTCCAAGCAAAGATTATGCGAACCAAGGTGACGCTATAGCCGCATTGCGTAGGTTTTGTAAAGAATTAAAGCTACCTAAACCCTTGACCATAAATTCAGGTAGAGGTGTGCATGTATATTGGATATTAACGGAAAGCGTAGGTGCAGAGAATTGGTTGCCCATCGCTACCCGCCTTAAAGGTCTTTGTGCAAAGCATAACTTATTAGCAGATGTTGCCGTGACGGCTGACGTATGTCGTGTACTTCGAGTACCTACAACGCACAATCACAAGACAGACCCTCCTACAGAAGTAACTTTTTTTGGTTTTGATGCACCTCCGTTAGTAGACTTTGATGAGTTCGCTGAATTGCTTGGTGATGACCCGATAGATATACCTAGAAGATATGTACCCAGCGAGGACAACTTTCCAAGTGACAGAGAAAATGTATTTGCAGATATTATTACAAAAACTAAAGCAAAAAAAGGTTGTGCTCAGATAGAAAATATAATTAGGTATCAGCAAGATATAAGTGAGCCACTGTGGAGGGCAGGTTTATCTATTGCTAAATACTGTACAGATGGGGATGAAGCCACACATATTCTATCCAGGCATCACTCGGACTACACACAAGAAGCTACTAACAGGAAAGTAGAGGCTATAAAAGGCCCGTACTTGTGTAACACATTTGATGATTATAGTCCTAATATATGTAAAGATTGTATTCATTGGGGTAAGATAAAATCTCCTATAGTATTAGGGCAAAGAATAAAAGAAGCAACAGAAGAAGATAATGTAGTGGAAGCACCTGCAATTAACCTTCCAAATTCTCCTACTAATACATACACTATACCTATGTACCCAAAACCATATTTTAGAGGTGCTAATGGTGGGGTATATATAAGGACACGAAATGCAGAGGGTGATCCTGATGAGAAGATTATTTATCATAATGACTTATACGTAGTTAGAAGATTACGTGATGTAGAGATTGGTGAGGCAGTTGTGATGCGGTTGCACTTACCTAAAGATGGAGTAAGAGAATTTACTTTACCGTTAACTGCTGTTACATCTAGAGATGAGTTTCGCAAATTTATGTCTATGCAAGGTGTAGCCGTTACAAAGATGGATGAAATTATGCAATACACAACAACATGGGTAAATGAATTACAAGCAAATAGTGTAGCAGATCAAGCACACAGACAGTTTGGTTGGACGGATGAAGACTGCGGTTCTTTTGTGCTTGGCAATCAAGAAATATTTAAAGACAAGGTCGAGTTTAATCCTCCATCTACACAGACGGCAGGTTTATTTCCATCGTTTGAGCCACGAGGTACTATGGAAGAATGGAAGAAAGCCATAAACTTTTACAACAAAGATGGGTTTGAACTACATCAGTTTGTGGTAGGTACGTCGTTTGGCTCTCCGTTGATGCAGTTCTCTCCGATAAACTGTGCTGGACTGCACATATATAGTAAAGATTCGGGTGTTGGTAAGACTACAGCCATGGCTGCCGCTGTGTCCGTTTGGGGTAATCCTGACGACTTGATAATACACGAACGGGACACGTTCAACACTAAGATGAACAGAGGAGAGATATACCATAACTTACCACTGTACATGGATGAGTTAACAAACACGCACGGGCGAGAACTAAGTAACATAGCTTATCAGCTAACGGGTGGTAGACAACGAGGTCGTATGGCTAGTGGTAGTAATACTGAAAGGCATAGAGGTGAAGCGTGGAGATTACTTGCAGTTACTACTGGTAATACAAGTATGATAGAACGGATAAGTATTATAAAAGCTATGCCTAAAGCAGAAGCACAAAGAATATTAGAGTGCCGTGTAAAACGTATGCACTTTGAAACTAAAGAAGAAACTGACACATTTAGTACGGCTATAAAAGATAATTACGGTCACGCTGGCAAACAGTATGTTCAGTATATAATGGACAATCAATCTTCTGTTAAGGCGTTACTAGCAGATGTACAACAGCGTGTGGATAAAAAAGCGGGTCTGACAGCAGAGAATAGATTTTGGTCTGTACTAGTGTCTGCAACTGTTACTGGGATTATGATAGCAAAGCAATTAGGTCTAGTGGATTATGACTCAAAGAAAGTGTATCAATGGGGCATATCACAATTATTAGAGAATAAACGTCAAGTATCAGACATGAATATATCTGTTGAAGAAATACTTAATGACTTCATACACGAGCATTGGAGTAACGTATTATGGATAAAAAGTACGGATGACTTACGTAAACAGCAAGATATAGATAAAGATTCTTTGATTATACCCGAGGCTGTGCCTAGAGGTAAACTAGTCGCACGATATGAAACAGATTTAAAACGTGCATACTTATTACCAAAACCACTAAAGTCTTGGTGTGGTGAGCAACAGATAAACTACAATTCTTTTGTGCATGACCTTACAACGAAGTTAAATGCAAAAAGATCTAAGATAAGATTAAGTAAAGGTACACATATGAATCTACCTCCAGCCGACGTGATAGTTGTAGATTGTTCTGTAGAGAAGCTAGATGGCAATACTGAAGAAGTATGATCTTAACCCTGATGGGGTTCGTATAATAGTTAACTGGGATGACATGGTAGCAGGTTCTTCTGTGTTTATCTTGTCAGTCAACACCCAGGAAGCACTAAGCCAAATCAAAAGTGTGATGAACGATAAAGGCTGGAAGTATCAAATGCAGATACGTGTAGAGGATGAGAAGTTAGGTGTACGAGTTTGGCGATTGACTTAAAAAGTATCGTAATCACTTATATGATCTAACAACATGGCTCTATTTTTTGGGCTTAATGTTATACCATTGTGCATTTTAGCGGATGATAGATAGTGCATCTTTATTGATCTAAGAATACTATCGGGTGTTATAGAATGTTGAGGATGTCTATCATTATATTTTCGTATATCTTCTAACAAATCATCAGTATCATCGCCCATGCGTGTTGCTACATAAAATTTCTTTAATAACTTAGTTCGTCGCTCGTTTACGGCTCTGTCTATCTTTTTAATCTGTTGATTTTGTTCTTGCTTTAGTGTGTAGTCTGTA